CTCCACGAAATCCTCTACACACTCGACCTACCACCAGATATAGTAGAAATTAATAAACTTGCTCAACTCTTACAAACACTACAACCCGCTCAACTCCAACAGCAACAGAAAATCCACGAACTCCTCTCCCTCATCTCAAAACTATCTAAACACCCCTCTATGGAAAACATCGACATCCCCCAACTCCTCTCCGAATTAACCGGCATACCCATCCCTCAAAAGACCGAGGAAACTAATGACTAAAGAAACTAATCAATTAACCCTCGATCAAATCAATCCGGAACTTTTAAATGTTAACATCCTAATCGCCCTACTTAAAGCCTGCCAAGACCTCGAACACATCTTCGCCATCCGTGCTAAAGAATTAGCCTACGACGACACCGAATTAAATATCGCCCTACAAAACCTCAATCAAATCATCACATTTAAAGAAAAACTCGTCAACCTAATCGAACGCACTCAAGCCATCAAAAATTTAGAACAATCTAAACTCAAACCCATCAACGAAGATACTAAAATAGCACTCGAAATTCTACAGTATATCAAAGACACATATCAAATTAATCCAAAAGACCTACTACTATTCATATTACACAAATTGGATATTGAAACAATCAAACACGAAATAACCCTACATTCCCCTTCCCAATTTGTCCACCAGTAAGCTCAACCTCATATATAAATCATCTAATAGCTTTTGTATAAACCAAGGCACAATCCACGTCCTCTGGTAAATCTCCAATTCAAGCAATATATCTCGTAATTCCCCACTAACCTCATCAATAATTTTATCAACTTTAACATCTCCATTATCATTAAAATTATCATCAAACCTCTTGCCCTTCCGACCCATTTAACACCTCCTCAACTCTTCTCTCCTTTCAACCCACTCACTTCGTCTTAAGTCATTACTAATACCCTACCACCCCTATATTTTAACCCATACCAACCTAAAAGTCAACTCCCACACCTACTAAACCCCCACCCACTTCACCTCACCCCATACAAATACCTATAAATAAATCCATACCTATACCTATAAATAACCCCACCCCCTTACCCCCGGCATACACCTAACCTACTAACTTAATAACTAATCTATAAATAATCAAATAAATAAACATATATACTGACCCCCGGCATAAACGACATATGAGGAGACCCCGACCCCCGCTGGGGCTTTTTAAAAAAATAACCGGTCGGTTTTTTGGTTTATAGTTTGGTTTATAGTTTGGTCTATTGGTCTACGGTTCGGTTTATTGTTCGGTCTACGGTCTATTGGTTCGGTTTTTAATCCGGTCTATTGGTCTATTGGTTTTTGGTTCGGTTTTTAGTTCGGTCGGTTTATTGTTCGGTTTATTGGTCTATTGGTTTATTGGTCGGTTCGGTCGGTTTATAGTTCGGTCGGTAGACAAGATAATTATTATATTCTTTAGTAAACAATTCAACTATTATGTTGTTCGATACCTAAGTAAATTATTATATTCTCGAGTAAACAATTAAACAATTTTGGTAGTCGATAGCTAAGTAAATTATTATATTCTCGAGTAAACAAATCAACTTTTCGGTTTTTGAATGTAAAAAATAAAAAATAAATAAGAAAAAAAGAGAAAAGAGAAAAAATAAAAAGAGAAAAAAACAAGCTTGCTTAAAAATAAACTTTTTGAGAGCTTGACATTAAAAAAAAACGTGTTATATTGAAAGGTAGAATAAAAAAACTTAGAGGAGGTGGAGTCATGAGGTATTTAGCAAACGAGGTCGATGTAATGAAGAGGATGATGTTAGAGCTTTTTGGTTATGATGTTCAACAAGTTTACGTAAACGAGGATGTTTTTTTGGGAGTGGCTGAATATTATGAAGGTAATAATGCTATTGAAATTATGGTTTTAAAAGAGAAAAGCTTTACGCCATTAACAACTATGTTTAAAAGTTTTGAAACTACTACCTTTTATTTTAGAGTTTTAGAGTTTGAAGGTCGAAGGTATAGAATAATAATTAAAACTACAAAACTTTAATAACAATATAGGGCTCGAGCCATTATGGCTTGGGCTCTTTTTTTTATTCTATTGTTTATTCAAGTTTATCTTTTTTTATCACTGTAGCATTCAATTCACTTAAGCATTCACTTAAGCATTCACTTAGGCATTCACTATAGCACTTAATCACTAGGGCATTCGATCGGTTTATTTATTCAATCAGTGATCGCTTCCCAAGTCTATTTTTCTATTCTTTAGTAAATATATCATAATTTCAACTATTTCGGTGGCATTTTGGATAATCATATTCTTTAGTAAACAATTAAACTTTTCGGTCGGTCGCTTGGTCATCAAAATAACATAATATCAGATAAATTAGTAAAGAATTAGACAATTTAGTCGGTCGATAACCAGAGAAAATAACATATTTTCAGGTAAATTAGTAAAGAATTAGAGATTTTATTGGGTCGGCGGTCTGGTTCCCAAGTCAATTCCTATATTCTTGAGTAAATAAATAAACAATTGAGGGGTATTAGACATTTTCTTTTGACAAAAATTATAAGCAAGTTTAGTAACAAGTTTAGACATGGATAGACGAGTTTAGCATGGCGTTTTGACAAGTTTAGCATGTTGTATAGACAAGTTTAGCATGGCGTTTTGACAAGTTTGTATGAATTTAGAAAAGTTTAGTTTTCCGCAAAAACCCATATTCTTGAGTAAATTTATAAACAATAAAATAAAGTAAATAATAAAATATATTTATATATAAATATAGTAGTTTAGTCAAGAATTCGTGCTTCGTAACTATCTCATATTATGTAAGATTTGAGCAATTTTGCTAATTTAGAATAATTCTAATTTATAGGATATATAAGAAAAAGATTTTGATTTTTATTTTTTAACTGTTTTGTGAATTTTACATAATATAAAAAAAAATAAAAAAAATTTTTTCGGAAAATTTTGTTCTTATATATCACATAAATTAGAATTATTCTAAATTAGATTGATGATATGGTTAGGGTATAGGCAAGGCTATGGATCTGGTTATTGATCTGGTTATGTGCCGGGGCATCTGGTTATGGCTGTGGGCTTGGTTATGGTTTGGCTTGGCTATGTGGTTATGTGGTTGGCTATGGATCTGGTTATGTGTTTAGGAATGGGCTTGGCTATGGGCTTGGCAAGGGTATGGGTTTGGGTATAGGTATGGTTATGGATTTTAAAAATTAGAGTATTGATAAGAAAAAAGTAGAAAAGAGAAAAAAGAATGAAAGAAAAAAGCAAGGTTGCTAAAAATTAAACTTTCAAGGGGCTTGACTTTTTAAAAAGGTATGGTATATTAAAAGATAAAATAAAAAAAGGAGGTGCGAGGATGATGGTAGAGAAGGTCGATGTTTTAAGAGAAGCGTTTTCTAATTTAGTAGGGTTCCCTCCTCAAAAAATTGTATGGGATGGGAGTGAGTTAATAGCTGTTCACAATATAATTGATGATAAAATAGTCAACATTCACATGTTCATTGTAAGTAGTTATGTGCCTGAAGTCGAGTTCTATTTTGAGCAAGGAGAAGTATCTATAAAAGAAATGGTTGTAAAGTATAAAAATCTAAAATTTAGGTTGTCGATTGTAACAACTTTGGTAGAGTAGTAATCTATAGCTCGAGTCTCGCTTGAGGCTCGGGCTTTTTTATTTGTCTAATTGTTTATTTATCTGGTCAAGAATATGATTTGTTGGGGCGGGGTTTGTTTAATTATTATTTTTTATGTCAAAGTTAAGTTATTTGGTAAAGAATATTCATTTATAGGTTTATTAATTCTGACGTTTGGGTATTGACTTTTTAAAAAAGTATGATATAATAATAGTAAAGAAAATTAAGGGGAGGTGGGTTATGATGCAAATGGTTAAGGAGTTGCTAAGGGGATCATTCTGGCGGTTGGATTTATCCCGTGTTGTATTATCAAAAATGGAGCTTGATTTTCTATCCCAGTTCTTTACAATTGAGGTTAATAGTATAATTGACGATCTGACATTTGAGGAAAGGAATTATTTGATCCTTACAAAAAAACCTAAATACATGAATAATTATTATTTTAACCTAATGTAATGATCCTGGGGCTTGGCTGGCTTTCTTAGCTGGTCAAGTCCATTCCCAGGGCTCGGGCTCGCAAGGGCTCGGGTGTCTCTTTAATCTATTGTTTAGTGTTTTGCTTGATATCTAAAGCAGTGTATCTATTGCATTGGCATTTAATAAAAAAAACTAATAGGGGGTGCTGATATGAAAAGGTTATTCAAAAGATTAGTTAAAGACGCTGATTGTCTTGGTTTAACTGAGGATGGGTATTTTAGTATTGATGATTGTTTGATAATTAAGCAGGATCTATTGGATAAAGTAGGGATTGATTATCAATCTGTAAAGGCAAAGAAAAATACAGAAATTAAGAATTTTACAAGTTTATGGAATGATTTTTTTATTCTGAAAGAAAAATACCCAGACAAGGTCGCTGACAGTCAAGTTAAGGTGTATGATGTGCCTCTGGATTGCAATCGTGAGGAAAAAACTGTTGGTTTGCTTAATACACCTGTATATTTGTATGAAATTGATGGTAATTATTTTAGGTTTAATAAAGAATATATTGATTTAATAGAAAAATTGATTGAAAAAAATAAAAAGAAGAATGTTAACAGAAAAATTTACTACTTTGAGTTTACATATATATGTAGGTCAAGGTATTATGATGATGTTGATTATTTAAAGCAAGATGTCGCTATTATGGTCTGGTATGATGAGAATGGACAGATCTTAGCGGATGTTTCTGGATTTAAAGAAGAAGAATAATCGTTGTATTCCCAGGGCTTGAAGCCCTGGGTTTCCTGGTTTTTGTTTCGGTATATATATATAAAAAGGCTTGATCACTGTGGCAGTTGTATAAAAAAAACTAAGGAGGGTAGCTATGAATAAAGATATTCAAGAATTGTTCACTAAGGCAGAGAATTTTAGCAAATATAGTTGGAAGGCTTGTTTTAAAGATGGCTTTTTTGGTGTGTTTGCCAGATGTTGTAATATGGATGAAGGTAAGGAATGGTTTGAGGGCTGGGCTGTTAAGAAAGATCTGTTGAAGAAAGCTGGTTTATTTAGTGAGTTTAGGTTTCGTGTGAATAAAAGTACTGGATTGATGTATACTTTGTTTCATGATTATTTTAAGAGAGTTGGTTTCGAAGGGAAAAAAACATTTGAAATTAATGAAAGTGAAAATATAAAGGTTAATAAAGATATTACAGATTTTATAGAAAGTTTATTTGATAAACCATTTAAGAAAAAGATCTATTTAATAGATGATATGGCTTTGTTGATTTATTATGATGTGAAGGGATTGATGAAGGCGGTTTACTTATTTAATTATTTACAAGGCTAAAGGTTTAAAGAGTAATCTATTCCCGGGCTCTCTTGGGCTCGGGCTTCTTTATTTATCTTCGGTCAAGGGGTCTGGATGGCAATCTGTTTAGCATTTTATCTTGGGTTTTACTTGATAACTAAGGCATTTGTGAGGTTGGCATGGCGATCTGTTTAGTATTTTATCTTAGTGTTTGCTTAATCTCTCTGGCATTGTATCGAAGTTTTTACTTAATCACTGAGGCATTTGTAAAGCTATTGACAAGTTAAAAATTTGTGGTATAATATAAGTAAAAAATAAAAGGAGGGAGGTGTGGCTATGCTTTACATTCTTAACAGTTTGATCGTGCCCTTGGATTTTGATAGTTGCAGTTTGCATTTAGTTTCTTTTTACAAGCTCGATTTAGAGACGGCAAGGGAGATAGTGCAGGAGACAGAATTTATCTCGGCGGTAGGGCATGAAAGCACAGCCAAACTTTTGTCGCAATTATTAGGGGTAGAAATACCCCATAACAGGATCACAGTCAAGATGCGGGATGGCGATACAGCTATTCATTTTGTATTGAAACAACGCTTACCCGAGGGCAAAATATTAACAGAAGATGAGTTAAGAAGTCTTGAGTTTGATCTTGTTTTTAGTCGAGTAAAGTAGTCGCATATGTCCAGGGCTTACCGCTCTGGGTTTCTTTATTTATCTGATTAGGGGGTCGGCATGTTGAAAATGTATCTTAGTGTTTACTTGATCACTCTGGCATTTATAAAGGCTATTGACTTTTTGGAAAATTATGGTATAATATAAAGAAAAAAGGAGGGAGGGAGTTATGAAAGAGTTAAAGTATATAACTATGTGGAAAGATGGTCGGTTAGTATTTATGAAGAGGGAAGAATTTGAGCGTCGGGGTATTTTACGGTCTATTTGGCGAAGACTAAAGCAATTAATCAGGAGGTAGGAGGTGTGGTATGAAAAATAGGAAGTTTGTTAGTTATGGGAAGTTTATTGAACAGGGTTTTGAAAGAGTGGTAGAGAGAGCAATAGAGGAGGGTAAGTTGTTTGAGTTGTTATTTACTGAAAATGGTAAACGGCTTTGGGAGTGGTGGGGTGAAGATAGAGTAAGGGATTTAGTTTTTAAAAAATTAAACATTAAAAGGAGGTAGAGTATGTTAAAAAATGTAAAGCTAATTGAGAAAGAGATGGAAAAAATTAAAAATGTATTTAAACATATAACAGGTAAAGAGTTACAAAAAGTCATATGTCATGGATTAAATGAGTGGAATTTTAAATTAGAAGGTATTTATCAAGAGTTTCGAGAAGACAATACTTATATTGAAGCACGAATTAGGGAAGTGTATAGTCATGAGAAAGAAAAACTTTTTTGTCTCGCAGAAGAGGACTTTTATAAAATTGAGCAATTAATTGAATATGATGGGAAAAAATACTTGATAACGATTCAAATTGAAAAAGTTGTAGTTTAAAAATAAAAAAGGAGGTAGAGCTATGCCAACGATAATTGATGTTGCAATCGAGTATATCACACCTATTTTAGGTATTAATCCCGTGGATGATATCGGGATGGCGTATCTTGAAGAACGTCTTAGGAAAGAAATAGAAAAGACGGAAAAGAAGTTATCGAAGGTAAAGGATGAAGAAGAAAGGCAGGCTTTAGAAATGCGGTTAGAGAGACTTCAGCAAGAGCTGATGGCAACAACAAATGGCGAGGATGATGAATTCGGGAATAAAAAAGTAAAAGTGTTCCTCAGGAATCAAGAGGGCGCTCTATGTTGGAGCCACCATCAAATTAAGGGTCACTTCAAGGAAATTGTTCAATATCGAATGTCTGAAACGTGGCTTAGAAACGCAATATCAAGGTTTGTTGATATTTTCCCGTCTGGCTGGGATCTTGAGCAAGGGATAAACTCGGATGCGGATCTAATACCCATATTGAGGAACGGAGAATTGATTAAACAGCCTGACAGTATTTTATCGAGACCTTTGGCATCGTGGGTAGGCACTCAAAGAATAGTTACGATATCAAGCTCAGAGATTATTAATCCACCGGCAGAGTTACAATTTAGAGTTGTAATTTGGGATATTGAGAAAAAAGATAGGATACCAACACCTGAGTATATTAAAAGAATTCTTAGTTATGGTGTGCAATGGGGGCATTCTGGATGGCGGACTGCTCGCTACGGTAGGTATACAGTTAAGGAGTTTAATGTGTTAGGAGAGGAAAAAAAAGTTAAAAAGATTACTATAAAGAGATAAGTTCCGAGAGGTGCTGACGGGTAAAGTTTAGGTCGCATGGGGTACCGTGTTGGAGGTGTAGTGAGTAGAGAAGGAGGGGTAAGGAATGATAAAGAAGTATGAAGTTAAAGTGTTGTTTTGTTTTGTGGCGTGTGGTTCTGGGTAAATGGTGTCGAGTTGTTTCATGGAGTGACGAGGCGGGAAATGATGAGACTTATTAAGAAACGACAAGTAAAGGTATTGAGAGGAGCGATGATGTTTAGTATAGGTAACAAAAAGTTGCTTTACGTGATGTGGTGGTGGCGTGTAGAAAAGTAGCGAAGAGGTAAAGAAAAGTGCAAAGATGTAGGGGTGAAGTGGGAAAATGTGTCGTAGGGAAATGAGTGGGGAAGAGAGCCGTTTGGTAGGGGTAAAGAGTGGGTATCGAGGTGTTATGTTCAGTAAAGGGAATAGGTATCGAGACATTGTGTTCAGTAAAGGGAAAAGAACTGACTTAAAATGAGGGGTTTGGAGTAGGAAAAACAAAAAAAAACAAAGGAGGTGTAGTATGGTGAAAAACAGAAGGAGTTTTGTCTTTAGATTAAGTGACGTGTTACAGCAACGGATAATTCAATTTTTAAGTGAAACTGATTGGTCAATGGCAAAATTAATCGATACGGCAATGAATAGGGTTTTTGATAAGTATTCACCTTATTTAACAAGCGAGACGGGGATCAATGCATTATGGCAAAGGCAAGCAAAAGTTTTACGACTTGGTTCATCTGTGAATAAAGAGATGCATAAACAAATGCTTAAAATTAGTGAATTGACGGGTAGATCTGTTGCTGATTTAATTAAAGAAGCGATTTGGGAAATAATAAATGAAAAGGAGGGTAAAGATGCTTAAGGAATTAAAGATTTTATATGATGTTACTAAGCAAAATGATTTTGAAGAAATTGTGAAGAGATGGAAGGAGAGGTTTTTGAAATTTTATACAGTTATTAATTGTGATGATACATTTATGTGGGATCGGGTGTATAAGACATGCTTATTTTTAGAGGCAATGTTTGGGTCTGAGTTGGCGAAGAGTTATTTGTTTTATGATGATACAGAAAAGATAAGGGAAGAAATTGCAATAGGAGCATTGTTAAGTGAAGCGCTTGAGTATTATGTTGTATTGAAGAAATTGAACAAAGATGATTTGTTAGCTGAGCTTGATAGATGTTTGGAAAAAATAAAAAAGGAGGAAAACAATGACTGATATTCAAGTAATTGAGGAAAGGAGAGAGATTGCAACGGCTGAACAAATTGTTCAAGTAGCTAAGCGAGTATTAAAGCCAATGGATTTTGCAAAGATCAAAACGAAAATTGGTGAGATTATCGAAATAAAGCGTGATGGGATCCTCAACCTATTGAGTAGCTTACCCGTGGGGTATAATTTTAGGATTGTTGAAAGGGAAATAACAGAAGACTATGCTTTAGTGAAGGTAGAGCTTGAGGTTGTGTTTCCAAATGGTATTGTAAGAAGAGGCGAGGGTGTGGGGGTTTGTGAACGGGCAGAGCTAAAAGGTATAGATAATTTACATAATTTATTGACTAAAGCTGAGACCAGAGCGATGAAAAGAGCGACAGAAGTATGCTTAGGTGCGGTAATAAATACAGTAATAAAGGAATTGTTCGATAAGCAACCAAGTAAGACGATTGAGGAGGTAATGAAATAAAAAATGTATTCACGAATTGGTTGTCGATATTGGATACAAGCAAGAAAGAAAGCATTGAAGATAGGATATTTGTTGGGGTATCAATATTATGGATGTGGTTGTTTCATTGCCTTAAAAGTTCCGAGGGCTGAGATGCTACGAATTAAGGGGATTGTTTATTTGGACTGGGATAACTGGAGAGAGTTTTTAGAAGATGAGGTGAAAGATTGGAATAACGATGAATTGTTTTGGAAGTATAACATTTGGAAATATGATTATTTGAAACAGAAGTATTTATTTATAAAAGATTGGGTTAAGGAGAAAGCGGGTTTTTTACCGAAGCAAATTCAGAGGCGTCTTGCAGGGTCTTTAATTAAAAGATTGACTTATCGAGGAATTCAAGTTTATTTTACTCCGTTTGGTTCTTATGTTCAAAAAGAAGTTGAACCGTTGTTGTATCAATTGATATATAATTCAAAAATTATAAAGGAGGCTAAAGATGAAAGCACAGGAATTGAAACAACTTATTAACTTACAAGATCAAGAAACCTATTGTCCGAAGCACACACCACCTACTGAATTGTGGCATCCCTGTGAGCGTAGATTAGTCCTTATGAGGCAGACACCGTTACCCGTCAAGCAGGCTAAGAAATTTTTTGATGTGGGTAATGAATTTGAAGAGGTTGCATTGAAGAGGTTATTGAAGGTAGTTCCTGTTAAAGCATACCAGATGCCTGTAATAGATGAAGAGCTTGATATGAAGGGGATTGTAGACATAGTCCTTGAAAGTGGGGACTTCATAGAGATTAAGAGCACAGCAAATGAGCAAGTCCTTGATAGTTTTGGTCTTTATGATAATCAGCTAACTAAAAAATATTATTACCAAATGCAAGCTTATATACTCTTGCTAAGAAGAGAACATGGGGTATTTTATGTAATTGATAGACGGACTGGAGAGGATCATTTTTTTGATGTTGAAAGGGATGAAGCGGTTATTGAAGAGATAATCGAGCGAGCCAGTCATGTTAAGGAACATCTTCAAAAAGGAACTTTACCCCAGACGATTGAACAATTTGATTTATGCCGAGCTTGCCCATTCTATAATCAATGTTATCCTGAAGATGCAAAAGCGACCGTTAAAACAGTAGAAGTAAGTCCTGATCTTATGAAGAAACTTGAGATTTATTATGCTATTAAAACAAAACTTAAACAATATGAGCAATTAGAGAAAGAATTAAGGGAAGAATTAAAAGAATGGGATGCGGGGACTTATAAAATTGGTGATAAAATTATCAAGATATCAGAATATCAACGAGCATTTTACAACATACCCGATGAGATAAAGAAACAATATGTTGAATATAAGCCTGTGAAAAGAATTTCTTTATAGGAGGTGTGATATGTTTAGTGTAATAATAGCTGATTTGCTTGATCAGGCGAGTGAGGATTTGAGTAAGAAAAAGTTGGGGGAATGGTTAGTTAGTGCATATTGTAAAATATGTGAGCATTTTGAAGGATATGAAGAGACAGGGGAGTTAGATTTAGAGCAATTAGCTGAAGAATTATTTAATTTACTTGAGGAAATGAAGGATGGGCAATGATGCTATTGTCACATCAGCGCAGAGCTGTAGAAAATTTCAAAGGTTATTCTTATTTAGCTTGGGAAACGGGAACCGGTAAGACTTTAACGGCATTAACAATAGCTGAGAATTTTCGGAATGTGCTTATAATGTGCCCAGCTTCAGTCAAACAGGTGTGGTATCAAGAAATCGAGAAATGGGGAATAAAAATAAATAATGTTGAGATTGTAAGTTATGACGGTTTTCGATTACATTATCCGAAGATTTTAAAGAAAGCGTTTTGGAATTTGATTATTTTTGACGAGGCTCATAAATTAAAAAGCATCCGAGCTCAAATCACAAAGCTTGTTATGAAAATTTTCACAAAGACCTATAAAGTTATGCTAAGCGGAACACCCTTTGAAAAGCCAGAAGATTACTATAGTCAATTAAGAATTCTACGACCAGATCATCCATTTAATGAGTTATCATTTACTAATTATAAGAATTCATTTTTTCGGATTGATGGGATGTTTTACTATATTATTGATTTTTTACCTAAGATAAAAGACAAATTTATTGAACAATATGTTTTACCATATGTTGATTTTGTTAGGCGTGCAGATATTGTTGAGTTGCCCAGTTTGATAGAAGATGACAAATATTTTTCATCAGGGCGATATTTAATTGAACCAAACAAACGAATTGATGGAGACAACATTTTACAGGAATTTATGTATGAGTATAGAAAGAGTGCTTTATTGAAGGATAAGATTGATTATGTAATTGATTTTATAATTGATAATCCACAAACTGTAGTGTTTAGTTATTTTATTGAGCCTTTGCAACATATAGTAAAGAGGTTTGATAGGAAAAATGTTTATTTTTTAACGGGGCAAGACAAGAGAGATTTAGATAATGCGTTAAAAAAAGGAGAGAAACCTATCTTAGCAACTTACTGTATTTCAGAAGGGATAAACTTAACAAGCTATAAGAATATTATTTTTCTTTGTCTTCCTTTGGCATGGAGAGTGTATGAGCAAGCATTATCTCGTGTTTGGCGGTATGGGCAAGAGGATAAAGTTTATCTGCAACGATTGATAGATAAGAAAGGAATAGACATAAAAGTGTGGGGAATACTTAAGAGAAAAGGAGATGTCCTTGAGGAGTTAAAAAAGAGAGGGGTGCTTAAAGATGGATAACCAAATCCAAGATATTACAGATGCATTATTATCTCAAACAAAAGAATATTTTCATGATACAATTTTTGAAAGTAATAATATTTTATTAGCGAAGATATTTGACCAATACCAGAAGTATCAATCAGATTATGCAAATATTTATTTATTCGTTGAAACAATAGGTGGTGAAAAAAAAGTTTTCCAAAGTCCTAAGCCAAGCTTATACAATCATTATTTGCATTATTTATTATCTTTTTTTACTAAGAGAAAACTCAAGCCACGAAACATTAAGCTCCGAATATCAACAGGCTTTTATACAGATTACCCCAGTAGATCAACACTTGAAGATACATTCTTTTTAATGGTCATAGATATTGATGATATAACAGAACAAGATTGTAACCAAATTATTGAAATACTAAACAAACACAATTACACACCAACTTATGTTATAAAAACTACAAAAGGGTATCATTTCCTTTGGCTTAGCAAAAAGTATTTGATTAAGGAAGATAATGTTTTATTTTCGACTTTTAATATGTTTTTGTCTACATTTTTTAATCAGATTAAGCAATTGATAGAGAAAGAGTTACCTCATGTGCATTTAGATAAGTTGATACCTTTAGAAGGGTTTTATACTCGAGCTGATGGTTTGGTTATATATGAAGGTTTATGGTATGAGAGTTTTTGGGACTTGTATTCTAAGGTTATTGCAATAGATGAAAAATCCTCAGATGAAGAATTAACTAATATTTTACATAACAAAGTAGATTTTGAAAATGATTATTCGACTACTTTATACTATGCTTTATATGATGTCAAATCAGTCAAGAAATATACCGAAACATTTTGTCCTATATTAAATAATATTTTGAATACTTGGGAAACACATAGTTTTACAGAGTGGAAAATCGCTATATGGTATTATTATTTACTTTATCAATATTTTGCTAAGAATGAAGAGGAGCGGGGGAAGGTTTTACAAGAACTTTTAGATAATGCAAGTTTATATAAGAAAGAGCCACCAAACAAAGCAAGAGATAAGACAAAGAAGTTTTTTGACTGGTTTGTTCAAAGGAATTTTCCATTAATATTTTTATCATGTCGTCGGCTAAATCGGGAATTTGGTTGCCCACAGACTTGTTCGAAGTTTAATAAAGCGGTTCTTCCGATACTTCCGACATTTTCTTTGCCTGAGAATTTTGAAGTGGTAGATAAGATGTATTTTTGTCGCATTCCTATTAAGAAGGCGGATCAAGTGGATGGGTTAGAATTGAAGTATGTTTGTCGGTTCTTTTATCCTGTATGGTTTGCCATCAATAAGATTGAAGGTGAGAATGTTAGTAAAGCCAAAATAATAGTAGCGGGGTCAAACCAGATAGATGAATTTATTGTTCAAATGAGCTTTGAAAAAGGATTTAAAGAAGCCGAGATGTTATCAGTTTCAGATAAGAGACGATACAAAGATATTCTTACTTTTTTCTATCGAGAAATTCCTACAATTATTGAACCTGATATGTTAGGATTTAAGTATCATTCTGAACCTCGTCACATTATACGATTGAAGAATTTTATTACTGCTTCTGTAGAAGACCATCCGTTTTCAAATTTTTATACAGAGACAAGCGGTAGTTATCAAGTTTTCAAGCAAGTAATCAATCGAATTTTATACAAGTTGCCTGATGAATATTTTATTTTTAAGCTTGCTTGTTGGATAGGATTATTTTCGATTTTCTATTTGCGTCGGTATGATTGTTTTAG